TATGGGAATTTGGTGATGATAATAATCCTAATTGGGTACATATTAGTTATGTGTCACTTAAAGAAAATAGAAATAGATGTTTAAAAGCATATAAAAAGAATGGTAAAACCAAATATATGGTTATATAAATATGAAGTGGATAGGCGAACATATATTTAATTTTATAGCAAGATTCAGAAATGATGTTGCTATAGGTTGGCACGGTGATGCTGATAGAATTAAAATATTACCTAGAGATTTTTTAGGTAATGAAGATGCAACTATTGGTCCTGTTGTTTTTGATGATACAGGAACTTTAGGTATTGCGGTAAGTAGCGCTAACACAGAACTTTATGCGTTTGTACCAATACCGTTTGGTAAAAAAGCTACTCATGTTAGAATAAATTCTGATTCTACTTTAAATATTTCAGTTGCAGAATCAAATATAAATGCTTCTGGATTAACTTCTAAAGGAACAGGACAAACTAACTCAGATATAGATATAACAGATGTTAGTCATAGTGCAACTAACTATTTAACAATTAAAGTAGTTGCTACCGCTACAACGCAAATAGTATATGGTGGTACAGTAACAATAGCAGATATAGTATAATTATGTCAGGAGATGCAAATAGAACATATAGTGTAAGAAGTAAATATTTAAATTTATATTATAATTTAGCAGACAAAACAACTGCTCAAAAAATTATAAATAGAGGAGATTTACAAGGTGGTGTAGTAGATGGCTTAATCATTGCTAATTTAAATGCGTCATCTTCTGTTACAGTATCTGTGTATTTAGAAAGAATATTATCTTATGAATCAGTACCAAATGATGATACATCAACTAGAAAATTAACTAGAAATTTTAATACTGATACTGAAACAACATATACTTTTTATATAATAAAAAATGTATCTATTCCTCCAGGAGTAAGTCTTAAATTAGATAAAGAAGAAATGAATTTTGATAGTTCTTATTATTCATTATATGTAATTAAAAGTGAATCTACGGATGTTGATGTTAGTGTGCATGTAACTGGAAGAAAAAATAATTAGTAAAAGATAAAAATTATGAGTATATTAAGTAAAATATTTAGCGGAGGAGCAGGAAAATTAGTAGAAAGTGTAGGAGGGGTAATAGACAATTTGCATACTTCTAAAGCAGAAAAGCTTGAAGCTAAACAAAAAATGAAAGAATTAATTGCCAACTATGAGGTTGAAATGGAAAAAAACATTACATCTCGTTGGGAAGCAGATTTAAAATCAGATTCTTGGTTATCAAAAAACGTAAGACCTTTAGTACTTATATTTTTAATAGTATGTACTATGCTTTTAATTTTTATAGACGCAGGAGCATTAAGTTTTACGGTTGAGGAAAAATGGACTGATCTTTTACAGCTTACGCTAATAACTGTAATTGGAGCCTATTTCGGAGGAAGATCGTTTGAAAAAGTAAAAAAATAAAACATGACATTAAATGAAATTGCATATAACTTATTAAATTTAGTCAGAGGAGGACGTTCTAATCATGATGAACATATTTCTTTAGATCAAATAAAATTTAATATTAAACACTATAGAGCTGTGTTTATTAGAAGAGACTATCAAAAAAATGGTTTTACTAGTAGACACATTGAACAAGATTTAGGATGTTTACCTATAACTAAAGTAGATGCTAGTAAATGTTGTGATCTTCCTGTAGATTGTGCAGTTTATAGAACTGTATCTAAAATACCAAAAACAGTTAGATATAATTTTCAAGATGCAATTAGTCATGTAGGAGATATTACAGGATTAGGAACTATTCCTATAGTAAGTCCTCAAACAGTAAAATGGTTACCTTATGATAAGTATACTAATAAAAAAATGAAAGCTTATCTTTTAGATGACTATGTATATATATATAATGCTGAAGGATTACAGTATATTAACGTTAGAGGTGTTTTTGAAAATCCTCAAGACGTTGCTAAATTTGATTGTTGTGGAAATGGAACTGATGATTGTAACTCTTGTTACAGTGATGATGATCACGATTTTCCAATTCCTATGGATATGATACAACGTATTAATCAAGGCATTTTAGGAGGTGAATTGCAACTATTGTCAGGTACAATTAGTGATACTATGAATGATAGAATGCAAGATCCACAAACAATTGCGAGAGCACAATCTAAATCATAATAATAATTTTAAAAATTAAAACAATGGCAAATAAAAAAAATAACAATTCTTTTCTAGAAGCTCCAACTCCAATGTTGTTTGAAAATGGAGGAATGAGAGATCTTAAGAAAAAACAAAGAGAAGAAAGAAAACAGTTAAGAACAACAAAAAAAGCTGCTAAAAAAGCTGCTAAAGCTGCAACTAAAGCTCCTGTAAAAAAAGCTAAAGAAGATTTAAAAGAAGCTAGAAAAAACGTAAGAAATGTTAGAAAATCAAATCGTTTAAAAAGAAGAATAAACAGATTAACTTCTAAAGCTGAGGAACTTAGAGGTAAAACTCCAGAAACAAAGGTTGATGTTAAACCTAAACCAACTCCAAAAGTTGAAACAAAAAAAGTTGAACCAAAAAAGAAAATAACAAAGGTTAAAAAAGATCCTTATGCAGAAGCTGCTAAAAAAGATCCTAACTTAGCTAGTTATGTAGCTAAAAGAAAAACCTTAGAAAAAGGATCAGATGAGTGGAAAAGAAATCAAAATAAAATAAACGAAGCTTATGGTGTTTCTAAAAGATATGAGGTAAAGAAAAAAGAGGAGCCGAAGAAAGAGGAAAAAAAGAATTTAGGAAAAGAGGGAACTAAAAATGTTGATTATAAGATTATAGGTAATTTTAGGCCTGACGGTTTACCACCGGCAAAAAAGGATAAAACTATTGTAAAACCTAATCCAAAGTTATTTATTCAAAATCCTAATCGTGATCCTTATATGACGACTAATCCTGGCATGCCAAGAAAAAAAGGAGGAATGAAAAAAATGATGGGAGGCGGAATGAAAAAAATGTACATGAAAGGTGGTCAATCAAAACTTGATATGAATAAAGATGGTAAACTATCTGGAGCTGATTTTAAAATGTTAGGAAACAAAAATAAAAAAATGGGCGGTGGAATGAAGA